GATGAAGGTCGGGCTCGTCTCTGCCAACTTCGGTGGGATAGACGTTCCCAAGGCTCTCCCTCCTCTCCCGGGGGAGATGAAGGCACACTACTACACGGACCGGCTGCTCCCGGAGGACGTCCGTGCTACGTGGACGACCGCGACCGTCCTTCCTCCGGGGATCAACCCCCGGCTCAGCGCGAAGATGTACAAGTGCCAGGTCTACCGCTTCGCAGGGGAAGCGGACGCCTACATCTGGGCTGACGCGGCGTTCAGGTTCCTTGACCTTCCGTTCTTCGTGAACGAGGCGTCGCGGCTGAACCCGGACGAGGGGGCGTTCATCCCCCACCCGTTCCGCAAGACGGTCCAGGAGGAGTACGAGTATGTGCTTCGCGGGCTGCGCTCCGGCAGCGCATACCTCAACGCCCGCTACACGATCAAGGAGTTCGAGCGTGAGATGGCCCACTTCCGGAGGCGCGGCCACCGGCTCGATCAGATGAAGTTGTGGTCCGGCGGACTTTGGATCCTGCGGCACGGGCCCAAGACCGTCCGCTTCCTTGACTCCTGGTGGCGCTGCGTCCAGGACTTCTCGGTGATGGATCAGCCGGGGATCTCTTCGCTGCTCGACGAAGCTGGCGTCCGCGCGCGCGTATTGGACATCCCCCTCTACCGCTCCCCCTACCACGTTCATGAGGCACACCTATGAAGAAGCTACTCTTGTGCTGCGGGCCGACGCGCCCGCCCGGGTTCGTCCGTCTGGACGTCAACCCGGAGCACGAGCCGGACATCCTCGCGGCGATCCCGCCGCTCCCTGCGGACGCGCGCGGACCGTGGGACGAGATCGACCTCATCCACGGCATCGAGCACTTCTGGCTCTGGGACGCGGCGCCGCTCCTCCGTGAGTGCTACGACGTCCTCAAGCCGGGGGGAGTCCTGGTCCTCGAGCAGCCGAACATCGCGGCAGCCGCGCGCGTATTCCTCGGCCTGGATCCTCCGCAGTACAAGGGCATCCTCGAGAGTGCGATGTGGCCCCTCTACGGGGACCCTGCGCACCGGGACACGGGGTACATGCACCGCTGGGGGTATACCCCGGAGACGCTGCCCGCGCTCTTGCGGGAGGTCGCTCCCTGGTCCTCGATCAAGGTCCTCCCGCAGGTCTACCACGCGTATGCCATGGGACGGGACTTCCGGGTGGAGGCAACCCGGTGAATCTGTCCCCCGCGGAGGCACGTCGCCGGATCCTCATGGGTATCCCTCCCCCCTCGCGCGTGCCCAAGGTCAAAAGTATCCCCCTCCCGTCCCCGATCCTCCTCCCTGTCCCGCTCGAGGCGCCGCCTCGGATCCTCACGATGATGCCCTTCTCCCCGTCGATGAACTACGGCCACGAGCTCAACAAGGCGATGATGCTCCTCGGCCCGGACGACTGGGCCTGCTTCCTGGATCACGACGCCATCTGGACCACGAGGAAGTGGTACGGCCAGCTGCTGGAGGCAGCTGCTGCTCTCCCGCACGCGGGGATGATCACCGTGGTGCAGAGCCGAGGGTGGCAGGCGTGGCAGGTCGGCCCGGACCCGGTATCTCACGACATGCAGGTCCACCGGAAGATCGGGCTGGAGCTCACGCAGACGCGGACCCTACTCGACGTCACGGAGTGCTCCGGGGTCGCGGGGGTGGTCATGCTCATCTCGAAGCGGGCCTGGCGCCGCGTAGGGGGATTCGTCGACGGGATGATGTGCGTCGACCACGCGATGCACTTCGCGCTCAAGCGCGCGGGCCTTTCGGTCTACATCCACCAAGGACTCTACGTCTACCACTGGCGCCGGGCGAACGGGGACGGTCCCCCGAAGGACGCCCCGGTTGCACCGAACTGCCCCTGCGCCAAGATCCGGGAGACGGAGCGGGCACCTACCGTGAGGCTACTCCTTCCATGATCCCGCGGCTCGAGTCCGTGTACTTCCCCGGGTCTGACCAGTACCCCCGGCTCGCGCGGGTCCTCCGCTACACCGCGCAGCGCTGGGCCCCGAACTGGGACATCCGGGTCCGGGAGGTCGGGCCCCCGGAGGTCACGAGTCCTCTCCGGCAGAGCGCGGCGGACAACTCCTGGAAGCTGGAGTGGTGGGCCCGCGCGGTCGAGGAAGCGGAGGACGGGCAGCTCCTCCTCCTGGTGGACACGGACACCTTCGTGGCGGCACCGCTGGATCCCCTCCTCGATCTGACGTTCGACCTTGCGTACACGTACCGGGCAGCGTCTCGCTTCCCCCTGAACGGGGGAGTGGTGGCCGTCCGCGCGGGGGAGGGGACGCGCGCGGCATTCCGGGAGTGGTTGACGGAGGACCGGAAGATGCTCCGGGACCCGGCCCGGCTCGAGCCGTGGCGCCGCTTCTACGGGGGGCAGAATCAGGCATCCTTCGGGGCCTGCCTTGAGGGGGGAACTTTCCGGAACCTCCGGATACTTCCTCTCCCCTGCCGGGAGTGGAACTGTGAAGAGACGGGCTGGGCCTACTACCAGGAGGGGAGGACGCGCATCGTCCACGTGAAGGCTGCGCTCCGCGCGCATGCCTTCGGGCTCCGGTCGTTCCCGCACACGCTGGAGCTGTCTACGGTCTGGCGCCGGCTCGAGCGGGAGGCGCCTGGGGAAAGTTCACCCACGGGCATCGTATCCGGTCTATAATAAAAGTAGAGGGCAATGGCATACACCCAGTCAGACCTAACGACGATCGAGCGTGCGATAGCACGTGGTGAAACTACGGTCCAATTCTCGGACCGCATGGTGGTGTACCGCTCCATGGACCAGCTCCTCAAAGCAAAAGCGGAGATCATCTCCGCGCTCGGCCTGGCGACCCGCTCGCGGATGACGCTCGGCGTGTCTGACAAGGGTTTCCGTGTCAACTAAGGCAGACGTCCTAGCAAGGCTGGGCCGGGTCCCCCGTGCCCGCGCGGCCGTGTACGAGAGCGCCGGGACCTCCCGCCGCACGCTGAACTGGCGTGCTCCGACGACGTATCCAAACCAGGTCCTCGGGGACCTGGTGATGCTTCGTGACCGCTCCCGCGGTGCCGTCCGCAATGACGGCTACGCGAAGGGAGTCATCGACAAGCTCGTCACGAACATCATCGGGACGGGGATGAAGCCGCTCTGCCAGGCGGAGGACAAGGCATTCCGGAAGGAAGCCGACTCCCTCTGGACCCGGTGGACGGACGAGTCGGACGCGGACGGACTCCTCGACTTTTACGGGCAGCAGGCTCAGGCTACGCGCTGCTGGCTCGAGGCGGGGGAAGTCTTCGTGCGTCTCCGGCCGCGGCTCGAGAGCGACGGCCTGTGCGTCCCGCTCCAGGTCCAGGTCCTCGAGCCGGAGCAGTGCCCGCTCGACTACGCGCTGACTGCCCCGAACGGCAACCGCGTGAAGGCTGGGATCGAGTTCAACAAGATCGGCCGTCGGGTGGCCTACTACTTCTGGCAGAGCCGTCCCGGGGATCCGAACGAGCTGGACTTCTCGAAGCTACTCCGCGTCCCCGCGACCTCGATCCTCCACGTGTTCAAGCCGCTCCGCGCGGGGCAGCTCCGTGGCCTGCCGCATCTCACGCAGGCGATGATCCGTCTCCGCGAGCTGGACAAGTACAGCGACGCTACCCTCTTGCGGCAGCAGCTGTCTGCCATGTTCGTGGCCTTCCTCAAGAACATGACGACGGAGGCCCCCGCGGACGTCCTGACGGGGGAGACGCTGACGGAGACGGAGGGGGACCACCCGGTCCTGTCCCTCCAGCCGGGCGCCTTCCAGGCTCTCAACCCGGGGGAGGAGGTCCAGTTCAGTGATCCTCCGGACGTTCCCTCCGGTTATGAAGAGTACGTGAAGGGCCACCTGCGGGCTGTCTCCGCGGCGACGGGCGTCCCGTACGAAGTCCTCACGGGGGACATGTCTCAGGTCAACGACCGGACGGTCCGCGTGATCCTCCACGAGTTCCGCCGGCAGATCCAGGCGGACCAGCATCAGACGATCGCCTTCCAGCTTTGCCGGCCGGTGTGGGCAGCCTGGATGGACGCGGCCGTGGAGAGCGGAGCGCTGAGCGTAGTTCCCGCACCGGCGCCCGTACCCGAACTGGGTATGATCGTACCCGAACCGGGAACGGACCCGCTCGCTCCCCCCGTTCCCCCTCCGGCGGAAAAGAAGGCCCCGGCGCCGTTCCCCCCGAAGGCTGCTGCGTTCCCCCCCGCTCCCGCGAAACCGGCAGCGCCCGCGGACCCGGCTGCGAACGCCCCCACCCCGGATCCCGCGGCGGAACCGGACGCTGCTCTTGCGGACGCGGAGCAGAAGGCGTCCGGGGGAGACTACTACCTCGACCCGTCCCCCTGGCTGAAGGTCCTCTGGATGCCGCAGGGGTGGCCGTACATCCACCCGGTCCAGGACGTCCAGGCCGCGAAGGAAGCGATCCGGAACGGACTCACGTCCCGGTCTGCGGTTGTTGCCCAGCAGGGCGAGGACGCGGCCCAGGTCGACGCGCAGCAGGCGGAGGACAACGCGCGCGCGGACGAACTGGACCTCACGTACGATTCCGACGGGCGCTCGAGTGGAACCGGCGCCGCAGCGGGTGGTGGCTTCGGTGCCCCTCCGTTCGGTGGCCAGCCTGCGATGCCCGTCATGCCGGGGGAGGAGCCGGAGCCAGTAGACCCGGAGGCGCCGTTGCCGGTGCCCCCTCCTCCCCCACAGCCCGCGGCTCCGACCGCGCGAAGGAGCTGAGATGAAGTATCAGATGCGGGCAAGCGAGTCCGACGCTACCGTTCACGAGGTCCTGGTTTACGACTTCATCGGAGACTGGATCGACGGGATGTTCGGCTTCGGTGTGACGGCGAAGTCCTTCATCGACGAGTTGGCTGGGATGTCGGACTCCGTGAAGACCATCCGCGTTCGGGTCAACTCTCCCGGCGGTGACGTGTTCTCTGCCGTGGCGATAGCGAACGTCCTCCGGGACCAGCGCGTGTCGAAGGGTCGCAAGATCGAGATGTTCGTGGACGGACTTGCCGCGTCGGCCGCGTCCCTGGTGATCATGGCCGGGGACACGATTCAGATGGCGGACAACGGGTTGATCATGGTCCATGACGCATGGACCGTCAAGCAGGGGAACGCGCGGGACCTCCGCGCGGAGGCAGAGAAGCTGGACAAGCTGCGGGACGCCTCGATCGTGCCGACGTATCAGTGGCACGTCAAGCTTTCCGCCCCGGCGATCCTCGAGCTGATGGCCAACGAGACGTGGATGAACGCGGACGAGGCAGTCGCTCTCGGCTTTGCTACTGAGAAGGTGGAGGGCTTGCGCGCGGCCGCAGCGCTCGAGCTGAGCCAGCCCGTCCTCCTGATGGCAGACCCGCTTCACGCGGAGGCGCTCGCTGCTCTCCTCGCCGTCCCCCCGAAGAAAAAGGAAGTGCCGGCCGCTCCCGCTCCCGCGGAGGACCCGGCCGCTCCCGCTCCCGCGGAGGACCCGGCCGCTCCCGCGGAGGGGGATCCGGCTGCCCCCGCTCCCGCGGAGGACCCGGCTGCCCCCGCTCCCGCAGAGGCTCCGAAGAAGGAACAGAAGGACCTGCTCGAGGAGGCGAAGGAGCACGTCGGGAAGGTGCACGAGATCGTGGACGGCCTGATGTCTGGCTCCGTCGTGGCGGACGAGAAGTCCCTCACGGAGCTGCTCGAGCACGTCACGCTCCTCGAGGACGCGATCGACCAGATGCCCCCGATCCCCGGGCCGATCAAGAAGGAGGAGGCGCCGAAGGAGGAGACACCCGCTCCGGACGCCCCTGCTCCGGCTCCGGCTCCGGAGGAAAAGCCCAAGGCTCTCGAGGTGCCGATCATCGAGGCATCTCTCGTTCTGTCCGTTCCCGCAGCGGACGTCCTCCGTCGCTGCGTGGAGAACAAGCTCAGTCTGACCTTCGCGTCGTCTCTGTACGACGCGGAGCTGACGGAGGAGGAGTTGGCCGCCCGAATCAACACGGAGGCCAGCAGGCTCAGCGCGGACTCAACCCGCGTCACGGCCGTGCGCGCGATGTTCAAGAAGTACAACATGGAGAACGTCGGCGACCTCGTCGCCGAAGCTGGTGTCGGGGTCGCAGCCGCTGGACGGCTCGTGACTGAACTGAAGGCGCTGAAGGAGTCCGCCGAGATCGACGGATCCCTGACGCTGACGGGCGGGAAGGTCCACAAGGTCCTCTCGTACCGGGAAACATACGATCGGGTTAACAACCCGCTCAAGAAGGAGAA